TGCTCCGTAGATGAGTGCATAGATGAAAGTCTTCGCCTGATCTCTTGATTGAAGTCGTGCAATTTTTTGATTATAGGAGTGTATATCTCCATTAATGATTTCATTTGTAAAGTCCTCGTCTTTCATGTAGTGAGCAAGCATTCTAAGTTCTAATCCACTTGCATCAATACCTATTAATTTATATCCTTTAGGTGTGTTCCAGCATTCTCTGCATTCTTTACCATAAGGACTCTTAATTGATGGAACTTGTGCCATGTTAGGTTTCCTATGCGCCATACGACCTGTAATAGTTCCGTTAGGTATCACAAATCCATGCACTCTTCCATCATCTTCAACAGCTTCTACCCAAGACTCGATCTGTGCAACTCTTTTTTGCAAAAGTAGATACTCTGCTATGAGTTGAGCTTCAGGTATGTTCTTAATCTTTTTTAATATCTTCTCATCAACTACAGGTTGACCAGTAGGTGTAAACTTTTTAGGTTTCCAACCAACGTCTTGTAAATACTCACCTATTTGTTTTCTTGAACCTAAGTTAAACTCTTGAAGTTTCTTTCTCATGAATGGTTTAGGTTTAGGAACTTCAAAATCTTCTTCCTGTATTCCGTTCACACCTTTTTGAAGAATAATTTCAAGAAATACCTGGTTGTATTCCTTATCTGTCATCCCTCGTTTAGATAACGAGCCGTCTTTCTTAACATAAGGAGCTACTAATTTATCATCTATCCATTTAGGTTTAAATACTTTATGAACTTCTCCCTCTACTTCATACATTCTTTTATAAAGTTGTGAAAGTAATTTTTCAGCTTTAGGTTTATCAAAACAGAAACCAGATAACTCCTGTTGTTTCATTAATAAATTTACAGAGTGTTCCAACCTCACACTTTCTTTTGAAAAACCTTTTGCTTCTTTCTTTAAAGCATTTAAAACAAGCAAGGTTAAACTAACATCTCTAGCACAATAGTTTATCATTTCAGGTGAATAGCTTGTAAACTCTTTAAAATTAATTTTAGGGTATTTTAATTTATATCCCCACATTGCCAAACTGTGTCCACCTTCTCGTGAAGGATTAAACAAACGAGATAAGACAAGAGTATCTACCACTTTTTTATTGCTTAAATCTACTCCTAAAAGTTTCTTGATAACAGGAATATCAAAGCCTAGTATGTTATGTCCTATTAGTTTGTCTGCTGATTGAAGTAACTCAAGACCTGACTCTAGTTGGTGAGGAGCAAACCTGAAAAGTTTACCAGTGTCAGTATCTTGAGCTACAATGCACCAAACTTTGGTAGCTTTGAGATCGTCAGTTTCTATGTCAAATATTAAGTTCATTCTTTTATAAAATTTTCCCACGATATTAATTCGTTTTGTTCTGCATAAATACATGGAAATTTAAACTGTGGTTTCCTCGATCTTTTAGGTTTAGCGTGTAGCTTCTTACCTAATATAACACCTTTAAGTTCACAAGTTATAGTTTCCTCATTTTCTGTTACAACAAAGAGAGCATACAAATCAATATTATTATTAATCTTGTTGATCCAAAGCACACCATTGTCATGAATAGTTGCCTTTACATCTATGCTCCAACCTTGATACTGTATATCTCCAACATCACTACCACTATCCTTAGTTTTACATATTGGAGAAAAAATTTGACTAGGATACACATTTGTTAGTTTAGCTAATGCTAACTCTGCAAATAATCCTATCTTGTCAGAAAAGTATTTATCATTGGTATTATTAAGAGGCAATGTTTCTGCGTGACGGCTTCTTGCTCTATCATATCTACCTTTACTCAAGTAGTCCACGATTGCTTTCTCACCATCTTTTAATACTATTGTAGTCATTTATAATTCCAGGTCATCAGTTTCTATGTCAAATATTAAACTAAGCATATTCGTTAAACTCTAAATCATTTCTGTTATTATCATCTTCGTAATCTTCGGGCTGGACTTCTGATAATCTACCTGTCTCTCGATCATAAAGAAGTTTAGTAGCGAAACCTACATCACCTGTGTATCTAGATTTCAACACTCTTAATACTGTAGTGTTGGCTTCTTCGGGATCATCTGCTTGTTGGTTTCGTTCCAATCCTAAAACGCAGTCACTTAGTTGAGCTATTGACTGGCTACCTCTGAGGTGAGAAAGATTAACTTGTATCCCGTCTTCGTGTCCTTTGTTGCCTACTACTCTGCGTAGATGAGAAACCAAAATGAGTCCTGCACCTGTTTCTTCTACAATGCTGCGGAGCTTTGTCATAATTCTGTCTATGGCTCTTCGTTCATCGCCTTCAGTTATAGCACTTACTAACATATGTAGATGGTCTATAACTATCCACTTACAATCACAACCAACGATCATGTATCTCAATTTAGAAAAGATTTCTTCGATAGAATTAGTGCCAAAGTGTGCGTGTATCCATACTCTGTTCTCGTTTTCTCCGTTATAGAGAATGTCAAAGTAATTATCTATTTCTTCTTTCGAGAACCTTTCTAGTTCTTGGTCAATATACAATCTTGCATTAGCTTCGATAGATAAGATACCACTGATAGTTCTGTTAGGATCTTCTTCTAGGGATATGATACCTACATTGTCGTCTGTTTCTTTTATAAGCCAATGTTCTAGTTCACGAGTGACACTAGACTTACCTAGTCCTGTGCCACCTGTGAGTGTGACTAGTTCCCCTTCTCTCAAACCATAAAGTTTTCTGTTCAATCCTGCATAAGGATAAGGAACACTCTTCTTCTTTTCTCTTGTGAGAAATTTAAGTTTATGTTCTGATACATTGATAACACCTGAAGGTGTATAAGTTTTGGATTCCCACCAAGTTTGGTTAAATGCATTCTTCGCACCTGCCATGAGCATATCATTGGCATCTTTGAAACCATTAGGTATACGCATTATCTTTGCTTTTCCAGGAGTTAGAATTCTTGCTACTTTCTTCGCAGCTTTCTGACCTGCCTTATCTCTATCAAAGCAGATAACTACATTGTCAAAGCTTTCTACAAACTCTAGGCTATCTTTCACATCACGAACAGCGCCTTGTGCGCCTGTCTTTATACTAACAACTGCCCATTTAGATCCAAGCATTTCATAAGCAGCGAGTGCATCGTATTCTCCTTCTACGATAGTCAGATACTTACCACCACTCTTGAATAGTTGTTCGCCAAACAGTCCACTTTCATTCAAAAACCCAGTTGTCCTAAAGTTTTTGTCCGTTCCATCTTTAGTATATTTAATTTTTGTGGCTACTAATTGATTGTCTGCGTAGTAAGGAAAGATTTGATCTCCTACCTCTACTTGATCACCTTTAAAATGTTGAACAACTTTTACTCCATACTTTTTAACTGCTCTTAGCGAGATGTTTCTGTGTTCTATCCTTGTAAAGATTCCATTCTTAGGAACTTCTAATACATTTTTTCTTTTTATATTTGTTACTGTTGCTGTTGTCATTGGTTTTACTTCTCCCGTTGTTCTGTAATAGTCAGGAAAAAATTCATCACAACTAAAACATTTTGCTGATCCGTCTTCGTTAATAGAACACGCATCACTACTATTGCAAACAGGACAAGGTTTGTGTAATTCTACAAATTCTGTGTCCATTTCTTTTTGCTCCTTTTTTAAAACTCAAAGCCTACCACCTACCGAAGTTTAATGTCGGCACTTCCTGCCTTTTTGAGAGTTAGTTCGCCGAGAAATCGGCACAATCTTACTACTTCACTCTCGTGCTATTATATTTATAGTCCAACTTAGCTTCTGGACTTGAAACTACGGAGTATCCTCAGGAGGAAACGCTGCAGTTTCTTCGATGTCAGGAACAGATGTTCCTTCTTCTTCATCATCAGCATTAACGATACCAACAATGCTGTTAGTAAAAGAAGCTAGTCCTGCGTTGACTTCTTCCAAGTCTAGAACAAGATTAACTTTCTTTTGGTTCAGACGTTGTATCCTACCAAAGATAGCTTGACCATCTTCAGGTAAGTCTTCAACATATATTTGAACACCATCAATAGTGATAAAAGGTTTTTGGTTTTCTTCTTCAACCATTGTTATCTCCTTTTTGTTAAATTAAAATTCGATGTCATCAGCATCTTCATCGAGCATTTCAAACTCGTCAGTTTCCCCATTGTTGTATTCTACAAGATCCAGAACTTGGATTGCTTGTAGTTCCAACCAGGGGAACTTTCCGTATTTGTTCTCAATGAGTCGTTCTTGATACTGAACAATACCTTTAGATCCATTTCCTACTGCTGCGGTTAGTGGATTCTTTGCTTTATCCACTACACGAACAGGAGGATTGGTTGATCCGTCAGGTCGATTGTAATACTTCCTGAAAAACAAAGCAGGTTGTTCATCAATTTCTTTGATTTTAAACCCTTTGCTTTCAAACCTATCAGCAGTCTCTTGATCAACTATCACAGTAGCTTGATAAGTTACTGGTTCAAAAGTTGCGTTAGGTACACTTGCACTAACCCAACGAAGTTCATGTCCTTCTCCGTTAGGTCCTTTTAATACAGCCATAATTAGTCTCCGTTTATTATTATTAATTCTTAACCATATCTGGATTATACTCTCATTAATCCTAAAGTCAAGAAATTTCTTTTATTATTTTAAAAGGGGATACAAAAAGATATATGGTGTGGAGAGTTTACGAACCATGAATGTCTCCACTCACTCATCTGCCATAGAAACAGGTGTGTCTTTTGCGCAAAAAGATTACGACTAACAGCACGATTCTAGTTATTTTTTATCTTTTTATTTCCTTACTTTATATAATAAGGACAGATTTTAAATCTGTCAAGAACTATTTGTTAAAAATCCATACCACTCTGCATGAATGTATTTGTAATTCTATCTTCAGCAATATCAATATACTTAGTATTTAATTCTATTAATACTGCATTTCTTTTGTTTTGTTTTGCTACCAAACCTGTCGTACCAGATCCACCAAACGGATCAAGAACTGTTCCGCCCTCTGGACAGCCTGCTAACACACATGGCTCAATCAAATCCATTGGGAAGACTGCAAAGTGTGCGCCTTTAAATGGTTTGGTTGTGACTGTCCAAACAGATCTCTTGTTTTTTGTGGGATAAGATTTCTCTAATCCTGTATGCGGTGTCAGTCCTGTTCCTTTGTTATGGTATTTTCCCTTAGACCTATCTCTTGTTCCCCAATCTTTCGCAGGTTCTTTTATAGCCTCGTTGTCGTAGTAATACTTTTTATTTTTACTCAATAGAAAGATGTATTCATGTGCTTTAGTACAACGATCCTTGACACTCTCAGGCATTGGGTTTGGTTTGTGCCATATAATATCTTGACGTAGATACCAACCATCAGCCTGTAAAGCAAAGGCAACACGCCAGGGAATACCTATCAAGTCTTTTGGTTTAATGTTTTTGCTTGGCTTTGGTCTGGTCGCACCATAATCTTTATCGCCACGCAATGTTTGATTGGTTGTTGTTGTTCTACCACCGCTTGAATATGAGTCTCCTAAGTTAAGCCAAACAGTACCATCATCTCGTAACACTCGTCTTACTTCTCTAAACAATTTGACCATGTTTGCTACGTATTCTTCTGGTGTGTCTTCTAAACCGAGCTGACTGTCTTTTCTGATTGCTCCGCACTTTGGGCAAACATCTCTTGCTTGATGTCCAGCACTAGCAGTATTGCTTTTCTGTTTATCGCTAACTTTATGTTCAAATCTTCCTACTTGATGATCACAATTCTCATCACCACCATCCCATTCAGCAGTTCCATAATCTCTCAATCCCCAGTAGGGAGGAGACGTA